CATCAAACTAAGAGATGACATCGAGAAGGCTCATGAAGTAGCCAATGAGATTCGCAAGGGTAACCTAACAGGGTTCAGCATCGGTGGACAAGCGTTTAAGCGCATTAACAAAGCAGATGCAAAGCATGGAGACTATACAGAAATCTCCAAGTTAGAACTACATGAAGTTACTATTTGTGAAAAGGGGATTAACCCTGAAGCATCCTTTAGAATACTAAAGGAGGACACAACTATGACAAATGAAATAGATGCATTGGGTGAATTATCATCTGTAATCGATCGCTTATCTAAACAACTTGACGATATGGACAAGCCAAAGGATGAGGAAGAAGAACTTGAGGAAGTCTTAGACGAACTTGAGGAAGAAGAAGGCGATGATGATGATGATTTACCTCCGCCGCCGAAAGGTGACAAACTAGAATTAGCCGATGATAAAGAGGATGATGAAAAAATGACCGATAAGGACAAAGATGAAACAAAAAAGAGCGATGGTTACAGCGATGTTATCAGTAGCGAATACCTAGACTGGATGGAGAATACCCTAAAGTCTGCTGGTGTAGATACTGGTGCGGCTCGTGCTCACTTCGATGATGTTACTAAGGCTAACCTTGGTAGCACACCTGAGCAGTTCCCTGAAACACAGATGAATGGACAAGTAGCAGGTCGTGCAACAGAGGGTGGTTCGCCATCAACTGGTGCATTATCTGCATCAGGACTAGGTAGTGGCGGTTCAGTCGCAAAATCTTACCTAAACCCTGAAACAGTTTCACCAACTGAAATTGAAGAAGCATATGCAGTGTTCAAGGCTGCTGCAATCGAGCAGCAATTCAAGAACAACTTAAACGATGTATTTGGCGAGCGCCTACAAAAGGAACTCAGTACCGAAGCAGAGGCTCGTGCAGCATCACAGTTTGATGCTCGTGCACCACTAACTAACATCGAGAAAGCAATATCACAACTAAGTGACAGAATTGATAACATTAGTTCTGCAACACCTGCGGTAGAAATCCGCAAAGCAAATGACAACTCCACAGTAGAAATACCAACTACAGAGGAATTAGCAAACATGTCGTGGGATGAAGTACACAGTCTCGCAGGAACAGTTTGGAATTAAATGGAGGAATAAACATGGCACGAAATTATACACGAACAGTACAAGACATGGAGCGTTATTATTATGGCGCTGGAACTAACATGGGATTCGGTTACTCCGGTAGCGAACTTCTCAAAGCAGATGCTCCGTTATTGAGCACAACTGCAGGAACTTACCAAGCGATCTACGGACGCAAAGTATGGAGCCAGTTGAATCAAGAATTCAACGCATTCTCCATTCTACCTAAGAAACCTTGGGACCGAAGTGGATGGCGTGTTGTCACCGCTAAGCCTTCAACATCTGTTGGTGGCGGAATTCCTGAGAACGGCACACTACCTGACACTACCAAGCCAACATTCCAAAATGTTGCAGCAAAGCCTAAGACAATCGCACACTCATTCGATATGTCCGAGGTTGCAATCTTCTTGAATGACAAGGATGACGGACTTGGCGACATTCGCTCTGTCCTAAAGGAAGAGATGGGCAAGCACCACGCTGAGCACATCAACCAAATGCTAACTACAGATGTAGACACACCTGCTGGAAATGACATCGAGTCTTTGGACCGAATCACTGCAGCATACCATGATGACGGTACTGCAGCAACAACCACAGGAATGAACGCAGGGCATGACGACTTATCTTCTGATAATGACCTTGACATCTACAGCATTGACCGAAGCGCAAACTCTTGGGCAAGTGCAGAGATGAGCAACAATATTGTTAGCGACACTTCTACTGACAGAACTCTAAGCCTTGACCACCTTGACGAAATGTTCCAAAAGATTTGGATTCGTGGTGGTAACCCGAAGGTTATACTAACAGGATATGACACTCTGATGCGTATTCAGCAACTTCTACAGAGCCAACAAAGGTTCATGGAAGAGAAGAGAGTTGTACCAACTTACAACGGCGTTAAAGGTGTACCCGGTGTTGAGGCAGGATTTATTGTCGCAACTTACAACGGTGTACCTATCATCCCATCTAAGGATGTAGCCTCAGACGGTATCAGCAGAATTTACCTGCTTGACACTGATTATCTATACTACAGTACTGCGAAACCAACTCAATACTTTGAGTCCGGTATCGAGACTGGTGACCCATTCGCAATTAACAGACTAGGGCAAGAAGGACTTTACCGCACAATGGGTGAAGTTTGGACTACTTTCTTTGGAGGCCAAGGACAGATCCGTGCTCTTAAGTGAAGTTAATGGTGATAAAAATAAGGAGATGAAAAAATATGGCAACAGTAACATCGCACACACAACTAACAGTAACGACAACATACCTAGATATACCAATTGCAGGTAACACTCCGGGTGCACTAGCAAGTGCACCTGATGCAGACGGTACAATGGGCGACAACACCGCTTGGCTAAGTGGAGCAGGGGCTGCATACAGTGGGGGTACCTCCGGTTATCCGGGTAGTTTGACCCCATTTGCAGCAACTAACTCTGCAGGAACGAATGTACCAGTATCAGGTCTAAGACTAATTTCAGTTATGGTAACAGGTAATACAGGAACAACTCAAAAGTTTGCAGTTAATGCTTATGACTCAAGCCTAAGTCGAATTTATGCACTTATCAACTTGACAAACAACACTGACACTGACGAGTCTTTGGCAGCAGCAGTAACTGTAGTGGCACACGAAACTGGTGAACTAACATTCACTGTTGGTGGAGCAACCGATACTACCTTGATTACACTAATCGCAGGTTAAGGTGATTCAACTTGCCTAAAGTAACCTTCCGTGGACCCTTAATGTACCGTCGTAGGATGGACATAGCAGGGGAATGGATAAGAGGGGAAACCGTAGAAGTTAGTCAGGCATGGCTTGATGAACACAGGTTTAGACTAAGACCTCAGTTTTTCGTGATTCACGATGACGCAGGTGTAACAGTCGATGCCGGTAATGACGGACTCCCTGATAGTGGCTGGACTAAGAAAGACATCAGTGCATGGCTTAAAGGAAAAGGTGAGGTCGTGGGCGGATATAATACCAAGAGCAAGTTGCTCGATATGGTAGGAACCGTTCTCAACCTACCTGCTCCTGAGCCGGAACCTGTAGTCGAAGAAGTTCCAGTCGAAGAGGCAGTTGAAGAACAAAATATAACAGGAGATGAAGAATAATGGCAGTAACAATAGATCCAAGACCGAGTTATTTCGGTGATAGAATGATAGTAACGGGAAGTTACGCAGCGACAGATACTCAAATTGCTTTGGCTAGTTTGCTCGCAAGCATTGACGCAGTGATAGTTAATCCGACAGCAGCAGGTAACCTTGCAAAAGTTCAGCATATAGACATCGCTGGTGGTACATCATACGCAGCAGTAGATTTGACTTTACCCGGAGACATGGCTACCTTTAGTGGCACTACAATTACTCTAAGTGCCGGTGCAGTAGGCCATCAAACTACAGGTGGAACTTTTCTCGCAATAGGTCGCCGCTCTTGAGGTGACGACTAATGGCAGTACTAAGCGGATATGGGTGCAATGTGATTGGGCCTTTTAGCCCTAGACAAATGGCAGACGGTACGGCAACAGCACTAATAGATGCAGAAATTAAAGCCACTGGTGGCGGCACAACTGCAACTGGTGTAGCGGCTGCTAGTACAACTGCTCTCGTCGATATACACGCATTCCAGTCTTTAGGTAATCACTACTTTTTATTAACCTACACAGTGTGAGGTTAATAGATGGAATCTAACAATAGCCTCGGCTTAGACGACATCCAACGATTGCAAAAGCGTGGAGTACGGTTAGCCGAGTCCTACGGGGCTGGCACCGTATTCAATGAGGACAAACCACTTCAAGGTATAACCAAGAAGCAGCGCAATCGTAATAAGAAAGCCGGTGATGTCTTAAACATAGGGTCCGGCACACGGTGTAAGAACTGTGGAATGTTGTACTTTATGTGGGTTGACAATTGCAGTACATGCGGTAGACAAATGGAATTCAATTTAGGAGAGCGGGAGGATTAGTCATGGGCGAAGTTTTAGTCAAAGGTTATGGAGATAAAGATGAAGAAGCCATGCGCTCTTTTACTACTCCTCCTAAAGACAAAAAAACAGAAGTTGAACAACACGAGCGGCTTTCTGAAGGTAAAGTCGGGGTGAAGCCCGGTAGCGTCAAAGAAGCAGCCGAAAAATTGGGAATAGAATTACCTTCTAAAAAATTAAAAGATCCTGTTAAATTTCCTAAAAGAGAAGAAGTAGCAGTTGAAGAATCTAAAGAAGAACCACCTAGTAAATTCATGGGAGGTACTGATATTCGTACAACTGAAGGAAAAAAAGCGGAATTAATGAGGCGGGCTAAAGAAAATCCCGGTTATCTTGATGATGTATTAGAATTAAATGGTATAGATCCAGAACTTGCAAGGACTAAGGTTCACAATATATTAGGCCTTCAAGGTGATGAAGCAATAGAAGCATTACTTGAAGGTATAAGTGAAGATACACTTCCTACATTTGAAACTGGTAGAGAGGTTGCAGTAGAAGGTCGAAAGACGAGGGCAGAACGAGATGAAGCATTGCGTCAAATTGGTGAGGGTGCAAGCCCTGCAGAAGTTGGTATTAAGCGTCACAAAAAGACAGGTAAAGATATAGGTCGAGTCTTTGCACAGATGGGCGGTACCGAAGAACTTTCTCCTGAAGAAACCCAAGAGGTCACTGAACAAATAAATCGTTTACCATTTGAAGAGGGTGACAAAAAGTTAGAACAAATGGGTTTGAAGAGGACTGGGCGAGGTAAAATAGTACGAGTAGTTCAACCAAGGACTGAAGGGGGAGGGCAAGAATATACTGCAGTTCCTGAAGACATCAGTGATGAACGAAGGGCACAATTAGCAGCCCGACATGCTGGTAAAGAAATTGATGCTGGCGAACGAATGGAGCAAAGGTTACAAGGACTTAAAGATCGATTAGCGGGGCGTGTGCTTATGCCTGCTGCTACAAGTGCAAAACCTACTGGGCTTGGTGATGATAAAGTAATGGAAGGTTTGAAATCTCAACTTGTTGCTGTTGAACAAGCGCTTGCAGCAACGCAAGGTGACGGGAAGGAGCCGGTGAGCGAGGACAGAAAGAAAGTGCAAGCAAGGGCTTCTGAACTTCAAAGACAAATTCACGAATTAACAACCAAACCCAAAGACGAAAGCGAGAGTGCAATGCATGACCCCGCAGAAGTAGAGCAAATTAGGCTAAGGGCACAAAAAGAATTAGAAGGTTTAGATAGACCTACTGTACAAACGATGCCTAGACATTTACACTCATTATCAAGTTATTTACAAGAGAAAGGGATTAGGAAACCAGTACACCCTGCTGATAAAGGTGTTAGTTTAACACAAAGAGCATTACCTGCTGATAAAGGTGGAGCAGTAGGCGTAAGAACAAAGAAAAATATGGCGCAATATAAAGAAGAAAAGGCAGCATATGATGCAGCCTTGGCTACTGCTGAAGATGAATTTGAAGCAGAAAAAAAGCAATGGCATGCAGATGCTCCAAAAAGGCATGCAGAAATTCAAAGTAGAATTCCTGAATATGAAGAGGGGAAGGGAGTAGCCGTTACGCCACCAGTACCAAAGCAATTTGGAATTAAAAGAGATCAAGCAGGTGAAGTAACTAGAGATTACGGCCAACCTAAAGATTTGAGAACTGCTATTATGGGTTCATTAATGAATGACCGTGAAAGCCCTTGGCGAGAAGTAGCAAAAAATATGGGATTCGACATTCATCATGATGAAAATGCGGTAGAGGCGTTTGCGAAATTAGGCATCCATCCTCCAAAGCATAAAGAACTCTTAGGAAGAGATCTCCAGCAATATCATGAAAACACAAAAGAACTTTCACCTGAAGATCTCCAGCAATATCATGATAGCACGGGTATTTCATTATCACCTGAAGGTGTACCCGGTACGATGGTAGGTGGCGAAGGTTTCCCTTCACTTAAAACAGAAGGTAGAGGTAAACTGGGTCAGGCTCAGATGGGAGCGGCTTATGGTAAAGCGACAAGAAGAAGACCTGCTGAACCAAGTACTGACCAATTAGTAGGGTATGAACCTTCTACCAATGCGTTGGGTAGACACAAAGCAAACGCAAGGAATGTTACAATGGAGGCTATCGCTAATTTCTTAACTGAAAACTTAGATGAAGAAAATTTACCTCCTGAATACCAATTAGGTAGTAGTTCTGAGAATATGACACATGAGCAAAGGATGGACATAAAATCGCAAATAGAAGCACTTGAGTCTCAAATCAAGACACATAAAGAGGGTCAAGATTTTGCACAGCAAAGTCGTGAGTTCTTAGATGACACTGCAATCGCTGGTAGAAAGGCGGCTGATTTAGAATATCAACAGGAAAAGGAAAGGGTAAATAAAGAAAGGCAAATTAATGATTCCCTATTTACTTTTGTTAGTACCCAGCCTCATGCTAGATTATTAGCATCACAAGGTCAAGAAGAAGAATTAAATGAATTCCTTACAGATGAAATAAAGAGATTAAAACAACCATTAACTGAGGCTGTTGATGTGCATGTAGGTATGATGCTAGAAATGATTGGTGATGAAGATGCTAGGACTCCTATTCAACCTACTGAAAGTCATGAAAAATTACCTGAAGCCTTTGGTGTAAGTCAAGGTAAGAAGGGTGACGAAAAAGTATTTGAACAACCTGAAAGATTAGAAGCCCATCTTCGTGCTGCAGAAGAAGCAGGTGACGAAGAAGAGGCTGCTAAAATCCGAAGGCAAATTGCTGAGATGGAACAGCGCCAAGTTCTTGATGCAGCACATGGCGGTAAGCCCGGATATGGCGAAGAAGATTATTACCCCGTAAGTCAAAGCCCTAGTGGTACAAACATAACACAGACTAAGCAACGAAAACTTGGTCATTTGACACGGCGAAATTTGCAAAATATACCTATGTCAGAAATTGTAGGTGATGTTATTGGTGCGTTAATGGATGAACATGAACAAGCGATGAAGGAAAATAAGACTAGTATTGTAGATGGTTTTGCTACTGGCGATAAGCATGCTAATGAACAATTGTATAGAAGAAAAGGTAAATTCATGATAAATCAAATAATGCAAATCAAGTCTGAAGAAATGAGAGATGCTGATATAGCGGCAAGAGAGGCTGGGTTAGACCCCGGCTCTCAAGTTCCTCCCGGTGTTAAACCTATTACTGCTGCAGAGGAAGGTATTGCAGACCCTTATCCGCATACTTCCGGTGAAAAACAAAGCCGTAAAGAAGGTCAAGAAAGAGAAGATGTGCGACATGAAAAAGCAACAGCAATGGATGACGCAATGCCATGGAAAACTCGTAGTGACGATGCGAAAAGACATCAGGAAATGATGGAAGCATTGGCATATAGGGAAGCGATGCAAAATGCACCTCCCGAAGCACCAGCACCAGCACCAGCACCAGCACCAGTAGCACCTGCTCCAGCACCAGCACCACCGGAAGCACCAGCACCTGCTCCAGTAGCACCTGCTCCAGTAGCACCTCCCGAAGCACCTCCCGAAGCACCAATGCCTATGGCTGGTCCTACTCTCCCTATAGGTGAAATGGCTCCACCTCCCGAACAAAGAGTAGATGCCGTTGCAACTCAAGGTGTACCTGCTGTAGATTTAACAAATTTGAATGCTGAACAATTACAAACAATTAATGATCCTGATTTTCAACAATTACCTAGAGAAGAACAAGATAGGATTCTTAGTAGTTTAATGACCAAATCTCTATTAAATTTCGACGCAACTAGGGGAGATGAACTCTTAAAGGGTATCAAAGATAAATTTTGGCGGCAGGGTTATTGAAGAGGCACAATGTGGCTAAGGTGAGGGGAATGAAGCATGCCAATAATTTTTTCACCCGGTGAGGCTGAAACAAGACCTCTTAACCCTGACGAAATCGTATATACTACTGCTCAAAAGGTGGCAGATTTACTCGGCATCGGTCCTCAAGAAGCAGTATTAGCGAGTGCTAATACAGAAGCCGATAGAGTTTATGTCACTGGTGCTGATTATAGAAGTCATGGGTTTGCAGTTGGAGATGTAATTCTCATCTATAGTGATGCACAGGCTTTAGGGGTAGAGAGGACTATTACATCTATTGCTGAAGGTGGTGCTAACGGAGTAGCATTATATTTTACAGGTACTAATATATCAAACATTTCGGATTATCAAACTGCGGATAACACATATATCCAAAACCAAGCATCATTCACTAACGGCAAAACTCGTGGAATGAAGCGCAGTACCGTTGAAGATTTCATTAAGCGCACTCAAGATCGCATTGATAGTGAAGCGCACAATGCTTGGCGACCTACTATAGTCAATGCAGAGTACATCAATTTTGATACTTACAAGCCGTACCGTCGCCGGTACTATACAGATTATGTCGGTACATCTCCTCTTCTGTTCAGAAATGTTCAGCAGATTTTGCGACTGGAGGTATGGCAAGGTGATGATTATAGAGACCTTGCTGGCTCTGAGGCTAGGCTTGAGATAATAGATCACGCAGGGTTATCGGGAGATAGCATATGCATTGGAATGGCGAATGGTAGCGTTGCTACACTTATTGAAGGTACCGATGATTCTACTAAATGGAGAGCAGACTTTGACAAAGTAAGCGCTGCTCAGAACCTTGCAGACCTAATCAATAAGGAAGATAGGGTTGGTAAAACAGCAGTTGCTTTCTCACCTGCATTTAAATTGGAAGGCTCCACAAGTAACATTGCAGTTGATAACGAAATACTAGCAACTGCTAATTCTGATTATGGTAATGGTAAACTCAAAATCAGTAGCCTGCGTCAAACAAAAGGTGGAGAGAATGTTAGTATCGCTGTTACAGATTTGACAAACCTAACAATATCTCAAGTTACTGAGGCGA